AACATGCCAAGGAGTGGCATTAGTATAGCCCAAGATTCGGTGTTCCGGCTTGGGCTATGCGTCTTTAACTTAAGATATGTATATCCAAAGTTCTAGCGTACCAGTTGCAACATCAGAACCTGGAGCCGTTTTGCAGGTGATATCAATTGTATCGTCTGCTGTATACTCTTTAGGTACTACGTTTGCATCCATGTCATCGCCAACACCAGTTTGACCTGCTGTTGAGCCATCGATGTAATAGTCTGGATCTGAGCCGTCACCAACATCCCATGTTAAAGATGTTGCACCGTCTAAATCACTAGACTTAAGTTTTACATCGTGCACTGTTTCGCCAGCAAAAACATCTACCATTTGGTATACGTCATCTGCATTTGGTGCCGCAGAAATTGTGATTTTACCTTTTCTTACGCCAACCGCTCCACTTGGGAATGGTTTGAAAGATTGGTTACCACTTACCATGTCACTTGTAAAAGTTGCCATAATATTCTCCTATTTGTATATCACACCACCATGGTGTAATATTTATAGTCATAAAGACAAAAAGGAGTTTTGTCAAACAAATTAAGGAGTAATTTATGCCACCCACTCATGTGTATGTGAAACGTAATCCGATTCACCCATACACATATAACGATCCAAACGATTTACTTCATATACAATGGCGGTATGTAAAAATATCTACTGCTTATAATATGTATACTAGCAAGCAAATAGGTTGGGAACGTGCTACCACAAAAGAATATCAAGAGTGGTGTGCAAAAGTAGAAAAATCCAAGGAGGGATTATGAGTTGTGAACACAACACAAAACTATTAGAACTATACTTCGATCAGGCTAAACGCCATGGTCTTTCTGATATTGATGCAGAAACTTATGCCAACATGCGTTTGGAAAACGAAGGTGAAGAATTATCTGAAGCTCAAATGAGACAACTTATGGGAGCAGAAGACTAATGCAAAAAATTTATCTAGACTTTGAAACTTATTTTGATTCTGTTTTAAGTCTTACCAAAATGTCTACAGTCCAATACATAAATCATCCTGATTTTAAAGTCTGGGGCGTGGGAATAAAGGTTGAAGATAATGATACTGAGTGGTACGGAGAGGATGAAACCCCGGCCATATTAGAGCAAATTGATTGGGCAACTACTGCCCTCGTTTGCCATAATACATTATTTGATGCTTATATTCTTACACAGCATTTCGGGTACAAACCAGCGTATTATTACGACACAGCGGCCATGAGTCGTGGTTTGTATCCGAACATGTCTGCTCGACTGAAGGATTGTTGCGTACGTGAATTTCCAAACGACGAAACAATGAGAAAGGGTGAAGAACTAGTTTCAGCAAAAGGCGTGCGTGATCTGGACCCTGAAATGGATAACACAATCGGACAATATTGTGTACAGGACGTAGATCTAACGTACGCGCTTTTTCAGAGTTACATTAAAAACTTTCCGTGCGATGAGCTAGATCTAATCGATCTCACGACACGGATGTTTGTAGAGCCAAAACTATTAATGAATCGTGGGTTGTTAGAAGACTACAAAAAAGAAATGGCAGAACGTGCACAGCTAGCGATAGACGCTTCGGGTGTAACACGAGAAGTTCTTGCTTCACAACAAAAGTTTGCTAAACATCTAGAATCATTAGACATTGTAGTACCAACTAAAAAGTCCCCACGTACAGGTGAACAAATACCGGCTTTCGGTAAAAATGACTCAGCATACATACAAATGTGCAACATGTATCCAGAACATCGTGCGTTGTGGGACGCCAGGGAAGTAGTCAAGTCACGTATTGATGAAACTAGAGCACAAAGATTTATTGACGCAACAAATCCTGATGGTACTTTCAGCGTACCGTTACGTTACTATGCAGCACACACAGGCAGGTTTGGTGGCTCAGATAAAATTAACTTACAAAACCTACCACGCGGTTCAAAATTACGCACGGCAATCATGGCTCCAGAAGGTCAAGCACTCTACATTGCTGATCTGTCTAACATCGAGGCACGTATGCTGGCTTGGCTTGCCAACCAAGAAGATTTACTTCGTGCATTTGCTGAAGGCCGTGATGTGTATTCAGAATTTGCTTCAGAAATATATGGTCGAACAATTACTAAAGAAGATAAACTAGAACGATATGTTGGCAAAACAGCAGTCCTAGGGCTGGGGTATGGTATGGGACATCAAAGATACAAAGATACTTTGAAGTCAGGCTCACCTTCAGTTGATATTGGTGACCAAACAGCACAAGCTATCGTTACACAATACAGAAGCATGTATCCAAACATACCTCAACTTTGGTCTGGTATGAAAAATTTACTTTGGGAAATGATAACACCAAAATCTAACGGTCTATCTTATGGGCCATTGACTGTTCGTGCGCGTGGGCTTGAACTACCTAATGGTATGCAACTTAAATATCCAAACTTAAGACACGATAAAGCAGAGTTTACTTATACTTCCAGAAACGAATACATACGCACACATGGACCAAGACTCACTGAGAATGTAGTCCAAGCCCTTGCAAGAATAGTTATTACTGACCAAATGCTAGACATACAAAACTTACCTGAAGTTGACATTGTCATGCAAGTACATGATGAGATTATAGCTATCGGTTCTAATACTGACTCAGATGTTATACTAGATAAAATATTAACAATAATGAAAACACCACCAGCCTGGTGCAAAGATTTACCGCTAGATGCTGAGGCAGGTGTAAGTTCTGTTTATGACAAATAAAAATTTAATACTTACAAGAAAAGTAGGAGAAAAAATTATCGTGCATGATTCCTCTTCAGAGCTGGAGTTATGTACGATTACAGTTACTCAAATCTCTAACAAACAATGCAAACTAGGGTTTGAAGCTAATCCAACTATACGCATTGACAGAGAAGAAGTATACTTAAAAAAGGAGGATAAAAATGCAAACCACATTTCTCAAAGCAAAAAAACCATTAGTAAAGGAGATAACTAAAAATGGTTCAAAACCATATCCTTTAGTTAAAAACTTTACGTCAGAAACCCATGATATCTCTATAGATAAAAAAGGTTTTAATAAATTATTTCGTGTAATTACCACAGCCGCCCAGCAAGGTGCGTGTATGCACAAAGGCCCACTTAAGCGTGCGCTCAAAGGTGAACCCCGGGCTTTTATGTCCGATCGGTCTACACCGACAGAGTTATTAGTTCTAGATATAGACGGACTTCGTGCAACTCCAGGAGATGACATTCAAGCTATGGCAGACAAAATTGTTTTACAATTACCTGACATATTTCACGATGTTTCGTACATAGCACAAGCTAGTGCATCTTTGGGTATAAAGAAAAACCAAACATCTTTACACTTATTTTTTCTTATGGACATGCCCGTCCATCCAAAGACTCTTAAAGATTACTTACGCATGTTAAATTATGAGTGTGATTTTTTAGCAGAACAAATAACTTTATCAGCTAATGGTCAAAGTTTATCTTACATACTTGACCCTTCAGTTGCTGACAATAGTAAGTTAATATATATAGCAACACCAAAGTTTATAGATGTAAAGGACCCTTATCCAAAGGGAAGATTTATAAAGGTTGACCGTGGTTCGCCAACCCTGGAAATCTCCTCATCTTTAATTGGCGTGAATCCAGAAAGGGTTCACACGCTTGGTTTGCAGATTAAAGATAATCTTCGAAAGAAGAACAGTCTACCTAAGAAAACAGGGAAGGTAACCACGGTCAATGTTTCTGGTGAAACTCAAGAAGTTCTACAAAATCCAGACAAGATGACTATTCAAATAGCTCGTGTGTCTGAACCTTATGTAAATTGTAATGTAAACGGAGGCGACAGCGGTGCGTACTTTTTCTTACTAACTAATCCACATTATATGTACAACTTCAAAGGCGAACCTATATGGGAGATAGAAAAAGCAGACCCAGACTTTTATAAAAGTATTTTTGATATCTTTGCTGATAAATTAGATGCAGAGACTAAAAACAAACCTATAGTGTTACGTGACTTCTACACTGACACTTACTATAACGGAGTATATGATGAAACTAAAAAACAATTTAGTGATGAGTACCCACTCACACCCACAAATAAAGCATCGACTACTGATTTTCTTAAGTCTCATGGTCGCCCTGCCATGGATTATATTCCAGATGCTCGTGTGGTATTTGATCCTAGTAGTGATGAAGGTATTAACTTGGATGATGTACCCTATTCGGTAAATTTATATCGTCGTACACCTTACATGTTGCGTGCACAAGAGAATGTAAAAGAACTCTCCTATGGTGAAGCTATCGAAATACAAAAGATTGCACCAAATTTTTACAAGCTCTTGATGCACGCCCTTGGTAACGGTAAACCAGAGTTTGAGCACTTCATAAATTGGTTAGCTTACATTTATCAAAATAAACGCAAAACAATGACAGCTTGGATATTCACAGGTGTACCTGGCACTGGTAAAGGTTTGTTTGT